CAAAGGTAATCCATGTGACGCCAAGACCGGGAACTAGCCGGTCAAGAATCGCTGCCTTTACCGCCGGGTCAAAATACTTGGCGCAATGAATCTCGTAGGACAGCCCCCGTTCCATAATGAACGCTGCCACGCGCGCCGCATCGTTTTCATAGTCGCCTTTATGCAGGCGAGACACAGACGGCTTCGGGAGACTGTTATACAAGCTCTCTTTAATGACCGTTGTGTTGCTGTAGAATAGATTGACCTTCTTGACCCCTGACTGCATCATCGAAGGGGACATACTGGCTTCGGATTCGCGGTCGTCTTGATACCGGGTTTCGATCTGCGCTCCGCGATCATGGAATTTCTGCGAAAACTTGTTCCATGCCTGTATCCGCTTCGGCCACGGATTTTTCTCGGGTTCTTTACCCTTTTGGGCGGTTCTTTCAGCGGCCATTTCAGATTCTCCTATATGTCCGTGCTTCCTCACGGTCTTTGAACAGATTTTCAAGGTTCAAGGCACGGCCAAGAGGGGTATTGAAATGCGTCGGGCCGCGTGCTACCGTTGTCCTATTCCGGCTGATATGCTCAGTGACACTTTTCGATAGAGCTAGCATCCTGAATCCGTCTGCGGGGTGTGAGTTCTCATCATGGGCCGGTTCGGAGCTAAAAACCTTCGCCTCATCGTCCCATTCGTAGTGATACGCCTCAAGGCGCTCTAACCCCTTGACAACATGCGGGTTTGCCGTATTAAACCACACTACGGGCAGCATTGCACGAACCGCCTGTATTCCCATCGCTACCCGCATATTGGGGACGATATAGGGAACCAGTTTCCGGGCTATGAAACGGTCTTGCGCGGAATACTTGGTTGCAAAGGTCTTGTTTTTGGCATCATGGGGCAGGGCAGGGGTGCCATAAGCATAGGGTAGCTTCTCCAGCTTATCCAGCCAATCGTCTGCGTCACTTCCTACCCCTTCTAGGAAGTCAACTATGTGTACTTCCCCGTTGACAATCTGATAGAACCATATAGCGGTCGCATCGCGGTGGCCGATATCCCATGCCGTGAATACGGGTAAGTCCTCGATAAATGGCTCGGGAAATTCGATCTGCTGGTGTTCGTATTTACCCAGTAATTTACCGAAGATACTGCCGTAATTGATACCTTCCCAAGAGCAGAAGTATTCTTGTTCGATAATCTCGTCTGCAACGCCTTCGTCACGCTCGGATTGAACATTCTCCGGGGTAATGATTCGCCTGCCGTCATTTCGGAAGGTATCGTTGACCGTTTTTGTGCTTGTAAACCACTTAGAAGCCGTTTGAACATTTTTCCACTGTTTATACGCATGATTTTTGCCTCGGGGTGTAGTGATAAAAGCCGCAAAACCGCCGTTCTCCAAAAGGATGGGGCGCACAAAGTCCCATGCGGCAGGGTCAGAGAGCGCCCATTCTGAGAAGATTACGCCTATCGGATTGGAGCCGACTAGGCTATTGTAATTGTCAGAGCCAACTACCTGATAAAATGACCCGTTTTTCATGCGGAGAGTCATTTCATTCTCATTGGACACTTCAACCATATCCTTTGGGAAGGCTTGGTTGATAATTCGCCGTCCATTGAAGTCAATGCCATTCCACACCACTTTCCGGCCTTGGTTAAGGGTCGGTAGCAGATGCCAATAGGTGCCTACGCGCATCTGAGAGGTCACAGCAAGGCCATTGATTCCGCAGGAGTCTTTACCCGCGCGACGATGCCAGTTTAGGAAGGCTCTTTTCTCGTATGGGAAACCCCCATCCTCAAATAGATAGTCGAAAAACTCCCTCTGGTGTGCCATAGGAAACCAATCGTTCGGCAACCGTATGTTTTTGTTGGGCCGGTAATCACGCATCAGGTGGCCCCACTCTCACCGAACTCAAAACGCGCGCTACGAGAGGCAACAACGGCCCGATCAACCCGGCTATAGTAGCCATAAGGTAGAATGGTGTATTTTGACCCCTCATTACAGTTGCAAAGCCTCGCGTTGTAGCCATAAAAAGCAAGGCCAATCCTGCTGCAAATAGGGCACTCGCACCATTCATAGGGCATATCAGTCCCACCGCCGGGGAAACAGGCATAGTTCTCATCACTGTTCGACCCCGGTGGCCCAGTCATGATATAGGCCATATGCTTTGTATGCTTGGCAAGCGCACATGCCTTGCTAATCTCTGCCTCCGTGGGAGAAGTCCCTTTGATTTCGATAAAAGCCTTCATGCCGGGGAGCCAGAAGTCGGGCAGGTAGTGATTACCGTCAAGCCGGTAGCCCTGTGGCTCATAATCGTAGCGGATGCCAAGGGTGTCAAAAAATACCGCCCAACGAGCCTCCGTCCGAGAGCGGAAGTTATAGCCCTTGTATCGAGTTTGCAGAGCTTTGTTGATTCGGGGCATAGGTTTTGGGGGGTGTAGGGGGACGATAGCCATTATCTGACTCCGGGTAAGTGTCTGACGGCTAGGAAGTATAGCCGCCCGTGAATACTGCACCAGACTCCCACTCCGTCAACGATCATCTTGCCCTCAAGGAAAGATGCCCCGTTCTCGGGCGTTGACCAAGCGAAAATCCACCATTTCTTAGCCCATTGCGGGTTCGGCATTTCGCTTCCTTCCTAGTCCTAGCAGTTTGGCGCATACCGCGCAGTAGGCATCATCGCCGGAGAAAACGAACCCTTCCCGCCGTGCTGATTTCTTGAGTTTCAGCCGGGGGATATTTCCGTATGTGAATCTCCCCTCACTGGGCTTGGCACAGGAGTTACATACTATCTCACACCAGATAGCAATAGCCATTTCATTCCCCTTGTGGCACTACCTTGACGTTGAGCCTTTGTGCCTGCCCTTCGGTAAGCATATCGGCCAGATTGATCTGGATATTTACCCCATTGCCTCCGCCGCCTCCTTTGTTCTCCTGCACACCGCCAAAGTGCTTGAGTAGGGAGGTAAGCTCAGGAGCATGGAATTTCTTCTTCCTGATATGGCTTCCCTTTGAGGTCACGATATCAACCAGTTCCTCCCCTAGCAACTTGGGCATGATTTTCATGATCTGGTTTTCAACCCATTGGTCATTAATCAGCTTATGGGCTGCAACCTCCTTCTGCAAGTCCGATATGTATGCCCGTACAATCGGGTTGTTGTAGAGCCTCTGAACGAATGCGGGCGGAACGTCCATCAGACGGGCAATCTTCTTGAGCGAAGTGCCGGACAAGACGAACTCCAAAGCGAATTGCCTTTGGATGGGGGTCAAATTGACGTAGCCCTCCGCCCGTGCGACCGAAACCGCTTTCGATATACCCGTCGGGGTATCTTTCACCCATGCGGATTCGGGGTCAACTCCCGTCAGGGGTACTGGCATTTGGCTCATTGGTGAATTCCTTTACCGTGGTGCCGTTACGATAACCAGCCTCGTACCCGCGCTCGTATCCTTGCAAATACGCCTCGTACATCGAATGGTTTAGCCAGCTTGGCTTGGGTGGAAACGGTTGGGGGAATGGCAGTTGTCGGGGGTCTGGTTGTGGCACGGGTTTGTCCACTATCTTCTCCTTGATTGCGGCCACGAAAGGTCAATCCTTCTGCGGGGTCTTTATTCATGGCAGTTTAATCCATTTATTGCCGAACGCGAGCCATTGCATCAAGCGCCAGAAACGGTTAGGAACCTGCCCTTCAGTTGGTATGATGGTCAAGCCTCCTTTCATGCCGAACAACTCACATTTCCATCCACTCTGTTTCGGCACAAATGCAAAGTGGATATCATCGGGTACTTCCAATCCGTTAGCGGGGTCTATACGGGTCATTACCTTGCTCCCTTTATATTGCGTTCCATGCCAGCGAGATTTGGCATCATTTTTCCTTCTAAAATTCCCCAGTACCGGGAACCCCTGCTCCGCCTCACTCGGGATATGATCGTCAGCAAGTCGTATAACGCATCCTCATTACCTGCCAAAGCCAGTCTCCGTGGAAGCCCGGTGTAAAACACCCAGTCCTTCGGTATGACCAACTCGCCAAAGGCTTCGACCCGATAAGGCATGGTCTCCATGTTAAGAATCGGCGTGTCCATACGGTCAGGTATATCACAAGGGGTCAGGGATAGCAAGGTCTGGAATTGGTCATAGTTAGGTGGGTCTCATTTGGTGGCGAGACAGAGTAGGGGTGGTGGAGGGGTAGGTAAAATGGGGGTTGGAGTTACCCCGGATTTTCTGTTTGGTTCTCTTTTCGAGGTTGGGGGTCATACTAGCTAGCAGTCGGGGGTCGTTTTTCCGCCTATATACCGCCCTACTCCGCCGACCGTGTCTCAGAGGCCGCTAGACCGCCTCCTGACCGCTCGTCGGCCTAGCCATACCGTCCATCTGCTTTGGCCTTCGGTTGGCACGGAAGGTGCATGGCCTTGGGCTGGCATGGTTCGTGCATGGGACGGAAGGGGGGCAGGACGCTGGCGTATTGCTGCGCTGCAACATGGGCGAGCCGGGGCCTATGCTGCGCTGCAACATGACAGCCGCCCTCGTTCCGTGCTACGCGCTCCAATGCTGCACCGCAACATGACACCGACCCTCGAAGTGTGCTAGCGCCTACGCGCCGCTTGACACCGCCCCCCGACTGTGGCAGGGCCGGGTGTACTACCTCACCAACACACCCCCAAGCACAGACCGCCGCCCTCTGTCAAGCGGTTTACGCTTGGCACGGTTCGTGCTTGGGGCAGGGGCCGACCCTCCCCCCATCCTAAAACCGCACAGAACGCGCCACACGGCCACGGCACCCCCCACCCGCTACCAGCGCCAAGGCCCGCCCGAGTTATGGCCTCCTGCGCGTTTTGCCCTGTTTTTAGCGGGTTTCCGAGGGGTAAGCCGGGGGAGCTATGGCAGCGCACGGCGGAACGCGGGCGGCCCCTCCACCGCTCCCAATCCGGGCAACGCCAAAGGCTCCGCCCCGGTCAGGGGTCTAGGATCAGGGGTCACACCCCCTTTTCACATTGGCTTAAATGGGAAGGCCCTAGCTCATGCAAAAAAACAGCCTCCCTCTCTCTCATGTATTGCTTAAAACACCCCTGACCCCCTAGACCCCCCAGACCCAAACCCAAGCAAATCAAGCACTTGGCCGGGGTCAGCCCTCCGCCTAGGGTCAGCCCTCACCCATGACCCTCCCGGCCTTTGGCATAGCTGACCCATGCTCAAGGGAGGGGCTTGACGGTAGCCAATATGCCGGGTGTACAATGCTTGCGAGCCAACCCGGCCCGCACCGCCCAACCTGAACGGAGCTAGACCCCATGACCGCCAAGACCACCAATCTGACCCGCCGCCAAGCCATTGCCGAGGTACGCGCCGAGGCCGACTTCCTCATCGAACAGATGACCCGCAAGGCAAACGGCTGGGACAAGGGCACGTTCCGGGACGATGACACCCTTCGGGCTTGGACTATCAATCAGAGCATCCGTAACAGCGTGTCGAATGCCTTCTACCTCTCCGCCCAGTTCGCCGCCGATGAGGCCACCGTAGCCCCCGCCCCGGAGGCCGCCCCGGAGGCCCCGGCTGTGGCCCCTCGCTTCGCCCGGTTCGCTTCGCTGGTAGCCCGTCGCAACCTCCTGAACGGTCTAGAGACCCGCGTCCGGCCTTGGGAGAACCAAGGCGAGTGGAACCGCCGCCGCATCAGCCTCCGCAACAAGCTGAACGGCATGATTAAAGCCTTGGCGGAGGCCCTGTAATGATTGCCGGTCTCCTCATCCTCTCCACCGTGGCGGGGCTGTGCATCTTCGCCGCCATTCGCACCGCCCTCCGTTCCATCCTCTAAGGAGCTACACCATGACCGCTACCCGCTTCCAGTTCTTCGCCCGCCCCGCCCTGATCGCTGCCGTGAAAGCCCATGCCCGCGCCAACTACAACACGGGCGGTTGGGACTACGTTGTTGAGTGCTGGTCAGATGATGAAATCGCCGTGGCAATCCTCGGATGCCACACCCCGGAAGCGGCCATTGCTGAGGTAGCCAAGACCGCCGGGGTTCTGAACGACTACCGGGACGATATCCGGGGAGCCTGAGCGGCCTAGCCCTAGCCCCCTGCCAAGGGGGCTATATCTAGACCCTTCACCACCCCGCCCAAAGCCAAAGGAAACGCCGCCATGACCACCGCCACCCTCGCCGCTACCTCCCCCTTCACCTTCTGCTATTACGTCAGCACGGGCCGCCTGAATGCCATGTACACCCTTCGTATGTTCCGGGAGGGTGGCCCGGTCTCCGCTTGGTACACCCCGGATTTCTACCTCTGCAACCTCAGCACCGACCCGGTAAAGGCCGCCGCCAAGGCTGAGGAATATGTCGCCCGCATCCGGGGCCACCAAGAGGGGCAGGGAATCACGGTCAACCTTTGCACGGAATCGGAGTACACGGCCATGAAGCGCCGGGGCAATCTCTCCGCCCGTCAGACGCACCAAATCGCCACCATCGAATCGGGCGTGTTTCCCTTTGGCAAGCATGGCGGGGCCAAGATCAGCGAAGTGCCCGCCTCCTATCTGCTGTGGTTCGCTGACAAGGCTAAAGACCCCTCCGCCGATGCCGTGATTCAGGCCCTCGCCGCTGCTTGCTACGGGGCCGCCTTGGAGGCTGGTCATATCGCAGCCCGTCAGGCCGTCCGGGATGCTCAGGCCGAGATTGACGCGCTCTCCTGCCACGTTGGCACGGTCGGCCAGCGGCTAGACCTGACCGGCACCCTGTTTTACTGCTTCATGAAGGTGTCCGAGTTTGACGGTTCGACATACTTCATTAACAAGCTGCGCGTCGGTTCAGATATCGTGGTCTATATCGGGAACCAGCTAGGCGAGAAGGGCGAGACCATTACCCTCCGGGCCACGGTCAAGAAGCACGACGAATACAAGGGCATCAAGACCACCACCGTTAACCGCCCCAAGGTCTCCAGCCGAGGCTGAGGGGGTTAGCCCTAGCCCCCATAAGGGGGCTATATCTAACCGCTTCACCGCCCCGCCTAGAGCCTCTAAACCACCACCCGAAGGA